GTAAGCCAACTAGACTGTTAGGGTTAGGCATCGATCCATCTCTAGCCTCGTTAAGTCCCGTCACATCTCTGATCATATTAAGTTCAAAGTTGTATAGGTTTACAAGTGTAGCGATCTTACTCTGACCACTTGACGTTGTAAGTTCTTGTATCGGTTGCTTCGCTTGATTGAATTCTCCATCTTGCGTGTAGCTCTTTACTAGTACAGATCCTGTTTGAAAGTACATATCAAGAGCTGCAGTGGCAGTGTACTTGCCACCGTCTCCTAAGTCGATCTCTGATAATGCGTCAACATCTACAGCGATACCGTCAGGTACCATTCTAGATTTAACTTGCTGAAGTTTTAATGTAGTCAACTGAATAGAGTCTGCGTGAGGGATCATCCTACTTACTAATGACTCTATGTTTCCTTTATACATTCTAGGCGCACACGCTACAAAACTAGATACAGCCTTTTGACTAGCAGCCTCAGGACGAATAAGGTTCGTCTGTGCTTCCCACTTGATTAAAATATCACTACCTAGCACTAATACTCCTTCGAATACTATCTGTTTCTTTGTAGATATCTTTTCAAATCTATCTTCAGTATCTTCAGTAGCAACAGGATTAAATGTATCAGGCTTTTCTGAAACTCTTACTCCTCCGTCCTTTAAATATTTTTTCTTCCAAGTAAAATTCTTTTCTGTTGTATAGTCAAAGAATAGTACAGTTATTAGTTCGTTATCAAATGCGTTACCTGTTTCTGATATAGCTTGAGGGTATGTGTTATACCACGCAGACCCTGCCTTTCTAATGGCAGCCATCTCGGTATCTGTAATCCTTGGATTTATCTTTCTTAACTCTGAGTAGTGAACCTTACGTACACCACCATTATAGAATGTATCTGAGAAGTCCGTTCGTTCTGTATAACTATGAACCCACTCTGCAGGATCTTGATAATCAATTACTACTCCACCACCAGGTTGAAATGTGTGTTGAACAACTCCAACTCCTAATACCACTTGATCGTAATCAACTAATGGTTTAATTGAGTCCTTATATCCATTCATCTCAAGTAACGTATTGATAGCTACCTCTTCTGCTATCTCTACACTTGGCTTGAATTTAAGTTGCATATATAGTGACAACTCTTCATCTGTCTCAGGTACTTCTTGTTCAGGTATATTGCTTGCGTCAATGCCAAACTGATCCTTGGTCTGCTTAAGAAAGTCCTTTGCCAACATTTCAGTCTCAACCATCTCTTGAAAAAGGTTCTTCTTCTCTGCTGTCGATATATCTTGAGATTCTGCCTTTATAGCATAAAGACGGTCGTTCATACCGTTTACAACTATATCGACAAATCTAGGAATCACTTTAACGATCTCCCAGTTTAGGTTAAGGTGAGAGTTATCACCGTTAACTGACATTATATCTTTATACTTCTGAATCGGTTGTTCACCTCTTGCGTATAGTCTTCTTTTATGAAACTCTGCTGCCCTACTGTAAAATCTACACGTATTGCCTGATCCGCCAAACCACTCTCCTTCTATTGCTTTTGCTACAGCTAGTCCATAGTCTAGTGACTCCTTCTCTGCATTAGAAGCCATCTCGTTAGGAAAAGAAATTGTTATTGGTTTTGCTTTCAGTTCAGCCATCTTATCTTATTTTACTCTGACTAGAGTTGTTGTCATATCTTGCAAAGTTAATGATAGTTTTTGGACTATCATTTTGCTTTTTGAACGCGTACTCTCTTGTAGCCATAATAGCTAGCCCTGAGCTTATGGATGCATCGTGTTTTGTTCTGTTGTTTATATCGAATCTAGCCCAATCTTCTAGCGTTCGAACGAAATACATCGACCCTATCTCGTCTGAATCTCTGTACGTTCCTTCGCTATCATATCCGACATATTCCTCAATATAACTACCTATTGCTGAGGCGTGTGCCTGCTTCATATCTTCAGATGAGTTTGGCACCCCTCCTAGTTCAAGCTCGGTCTTTGATAGTTTCGATATATGTTTATCAGGTCTATTAAGTGAGAACGGTCGGTATCCACGATCTCTAAAATGGACCAATAGCCTCTGCTTATTATTCTCAATAAGTATAGGCATACCATAAAACACGCATGCCATCAGTACGTCCTCAAAGAATATCTCTGCAGTTTGCGTTCTAGTGATGTACTCTAAAAAGAATTCATTAGTTGGGGCTTCGGGCTCCAAGTGATACTTAGTCTTTCCGTGAAGTGATCCATTGGATCCACCTCCACCTACTACTCCCGATATATCGTACGGGTCACATCCAAATGCACCAAGGTGTTTGTTCTTAGGTTGCTTCTTTCCGTGTCTGTCTACTACTACTCCGTTCCTGAGTGATGCAGGTGGCATCCAAGACACTAAGAACCTTCCGTTCTGTTCGGGAGTCCACACTACCTCTGAATCTATAACTCCACCCTTCCAACTAAAATTACCCTTAGTTAAGAACTGTTCTTTAATCAGAGCCTCGTCATAATCTATCTGTTGATATATCTTAGTTAAATTATATAAAGATTGCTTAGACTCATCTCTAAATGCGTGAGAGGTCGTTCTAGGAAACTGTCTGTAGAATTCATTTAACGCATCGGGGTCGTTCTTTAGTGATGCGACCTCGTTCTCCCAATAGGTAATTACACCTATCTCTATCCACTCTCCATCTATTCCTAGTATTGGCTTCTTTGGATCTTCGAACACTGGGAATCCGTACTGATCGATGTACCCCTCGAAGTTCCACTCCATAGGGATAAATAACGAGTACAACCCCGATTTCGTCTGTCCGTTGCCCGATCTTCTAGTAACATCAGAGTCACTGAACATCTTCTTGTAGTTATCTCCACCCTTCGATAGTGCGTTCGATGTTGATCCCATCATACACTTCCCGATGATCTTACTACCTAAACGAAGACACGTCTTTCGAACTCGCCATCCGTTCAAAATATTATTAGGCTTCTCTAACTTACCTGCCTCATCCTCTACAAGTCTTAATAGTTTTTCACCGTCATATGAGTTGTCTGCTGTGTTCTTCCAGTCGATAGTCGTATCAAGACCCGTCATAGCCTCGACATTCTCCTCGTTCATATTCTTCTTGGTAATCTTAGTGGCAGGAAGTCTGAACGATATCTCTGTCTTAGGATTAGTCATACCATCTCTAATAGGAAGGAAGAAGAATGGGTAGTGATTAATAATTGGAACCACCTTGTCAGTAAACATAGTCTTGGCATCGGCTCCTGATTTCGATAGGATTCCAAGCTTTGCATCTCTAGACCACGATCCTACATCAGCAATTTCAGCTGATGACATAAATGAGAATCCACTACGTCTGTTCTTTAGGTAGCACTGTCCGAACGATCGATTGTCAGCTACACATGCTGCCCAGTGTATATATAAGATTCTGTTTGCCTCACGAAAGTCAGGTAGACCGATATCAATCTTAGACCACTGAAGGTACATATAGTGCGTACCTGTGATGTATGTAGGTACACCGTTATTCATAAACCAGTACCCGAACTCACGTCTGTTGAACTCCTCCTCGATATAGTCTACATACTTAGATTTGAACTGGTTGTCGTATCTATTCCAATCAAATACAGACTTTATTCGCTCTAGTTCTTTTGGATATTCTGCTGGAACCCATCTGTTCTGTCCCTTTGGTATACTTGTAGGAGCCTTAGGTAGTGCGATAATGAGTCCTTCGATCTCGTAAATCTGACCGATCTCTCCGTCCTTAGATATTACAATCACGTCATACTCCTTGTTGTAGCCGTACTTCCAAGACTTCGCTCTGTTCTTAGTTCGTATTATATTGTCAGAGACGTGATCCTTTAGGATCTTATATAGCGCGTACTTACTTTCCACTAGCCTTAGTTCTTCCTTCAGCAAAACCTTTCGATCCTAAGTCAACTACTTTTTCAGGACCGTTATCAAATTTATTTCTTTCTTTCTCAATCTGTTCATTGATCGATAGTGCGTCTTCAAATGCCAATCGTTTTGCAGCTGCAGCGTTCTTCATCTTGTCAGCTCCCAAGTCAGTTGTATCGGCAGTTATTATGTTTTGACCTAATACCTTAATTAACTCATCGACAGCCTTTTGACCTGCTATAAGAATTTTCTCTCGCTGTGTTCTTAGACCCTCAGACATATGTTCCCTACTTTCATTCGATATAACTTCTCATCGTCAACCGTGAACTCATACTCAGATCCTGGTTTAAATACAATCTCGTCGCCTACAGTTACGCTCTCTGCGTCTGATGGCAAGTACTTAATGATACCGTAAGAGCTTTTTTCTACGTACTTTTCAGCTATAACTGTTGAGTTGTCGTTAAGTATTGGTGCCACAAAGCAGTACGGAGATACCGCATTCCATACATCATCGTCCGACTTAAACATATAAATCTGCTCGATGTCAATCAAGAACACGTTGTCTCTCACGTAGTTCCAATTGCTAGACTCGTTGCCGTTCATATCGTAGTACTTTCTAAATGTATTATGATGAACTATCACGATGTCGTTAGCTTTTATTTCCCCATCGTACCAGCTCGGTACCGACTGTACTATACCAAATCTATTAGTGACCGTGTAATCCTCGATAGATGACGACACGATATAATTTACCTCACCAATCTTCTTAGTGTTCGTATACCTTACTCCATTATAAGGTTTTATAATAAAGTAGTGCGGTGATCTCATTTAGAATTCTATGTTATATTCGACTGATGTTGCTACAAATGGTCCTATGTTCTTCCATAGGACGGTCTCTTTCTTAGAAGACTCGTTCTCGATATCCTCTATATCCCTCATAATATATATATCGTGAGAACCATCGTCCAATCTCTTTATATCAGAGATCGTAGCTGTGCTTCTTAATGCCGTGCTACCTACTTGGAAGTGCATAGCATTAAGAAGATCGCTACCGATGGATATTCTTCTGATTATCATTCTAGATTACCTGTAGCGAAGTCGATCTTGATATCGTCACCGTACTTCTCGCGTAACTCCTTATCTAAATCTGCAGCCGTTGAGGTCGCTTCATTTAGATTCATAAGCGTCATCTGCTTGTTCGTCTTGTTGTTCTCTTCTTGGATTGTAATGTCGCACAGTCTGTTTCTCAACATATAGACTTCTTGACGAGATGCTTGATACTTCTCTAACTCTTCTTTCGATAGTTGTTTTGCTTTACTCATTTTAATTTGGATTTAATTTATACAAAGATAGCATTTTTTATTATAACGCATTTTGTATAATATAACGTTTAAGAGTATTCTGCATCTCACTGTTTTGGTTTCTATTGAAAATATAATATACAAAAAGAAACCCGTAGAGTTTATCTACGGGTCGGTCTATTATTACTTATAATAGAGGGGGATTTTCATTAAGCCCCGAATGTAATTGTTTTGTGATAGATTTTAACTCTTAGTGTTCCGTCGCCTAATGTTGGGTCAGTTGCATTGTAAGTATTAATAGTCAATCCTTTATTTAATCCTTCACCATAAGCAGGAGTTATGTCTGCACCAACAGAAGCTGATACTACTCCTTCTGTTCCGTTTAAATCTCTAATAACAAACCAAGCATTTGAACCTCCTAAAATTTGTCTTAGAAATCTTGCATTCGAATTAATTTGCAATACTACCTCGTCATTTGTTATAGTGTATCCTGTTGTGTTAAATACATTCTCTATGATTACCTTGTCAATATCATAATAAGCATTTGCCCCTGCAACAGGTAACAACTCAATAGGAGTACTTCCCATTGCTAATATCTGTGCAGATGAAATATTTACTATTGTTTCTGTGTATTGTGCGCCTGATATGTCCTCAATAGTATAAATAGCCTGTGCTGCGTTATTCTGTGCTGACTTACGCTCAACGATTGGAGTTGATGCTGATAATCCTACGAACTTTGTTCCTGCTGGTATTGCTGTCATCTTATAATTATTTCTATTCCTTGGTTAATTAATATATCATCACTAAGCGTACCACTTAGGTATGTCTTTAGTGTGATAATACTGTCTGAAGTTTTTACGATCGAGAACGTGTGCAATGGATTAGTAGGTGTGCTTAAGTTAAAGTATGCATTACCAAAGAACGATGCTGATGCCGATGTCCCTGTATAAAATCCCGTTGATGTTCTAGCCCAAACGATATCCGTGATCGTATTATCGTCGGCATCTGTACCAACTGGTATTGCCGTTGATGCTTGATTTAATAACGATCGAAAGTACGATGCGCCTAAATACGTAACGATACCTTCAGGGGTAATGTTTTTAGTAAGTCCCGTTACAGCGTCTACCGCTAGAATTTTATCCGTTAAGTTAGCCGTTCCGACTGTATATGATCCTGTGTTTGCCATTCTACAAAGGTAGTTATTTTCCTTGACCTACGTTTTTCTTTTTGTACAGCTTAGATGACTTGAGTTTACTCGTGCCATTTTTAGCGTGTACGCCAGGTCGAGTGATGTGCGTCTTCTCTATCTTGTTTGTTCCTGCTATTTTTTTGCTCATTGTATTCTACTTAAGTCGTGTAGTGTTGTCTCAGGTGATATCGTTATTCCGTGATTCTTATAGAACGAGATTATCTCGTTCAAATAATCATTACCCGATCGAGCTCCTGTAGAATATATCTTAATGAACTGATCCAGCTGTCCTGTAAAAATGAACTTATACCCAGGTAGGTATGGAGATTTCTTATACGTTGCATAATTATCAGCAATCTCTTGAGAGAAGTACGGCTTGATAATTCGTAGCTTATTCATTGGATAAGCCTTGGATGTGCCACCGATTATCTTATAGAAGTACTTAACTTGAGCCTCTATACCTTCCTTTAGTGTAGCAAAAGATACGTTACTTCCGTCATCTACATTACCGATATTTCCAGGGTTGTTTGTTCTGAATGATCGAGTTGCTGACTTATGTTTGGCACTCTTTCCCCAAAATCCTTCGTGATCAGCCATTATAAGACAAAGCAACTTTACTCCTCTTGGTGCGTCTACCTTGTTCCATTCAGGGATGTACTTATTAATTATCTCGTCTGAGAACTCTACCTTCACGTTATTCTTGATAGGTGAATCAGGAAAGTGAGACCCTTGGATTGTTACTCCTTTATATTTTTCGTCGAACTTACTCATTTAAATATTTTATTAATTCTAAAAAATATAAAGATCAAAAGCAACAGCCCTAGTATGATGGCAATGAACCGTAAGTTATACCAAAAGCCCTTCTTCTTTTCATTGGTTATCGTCTTTTTCTTAACCCTATTGTCGGACTTTATTTGCTTTGTTTCAATCTTAGCTAACTTATTTACCTTATTCATAGAGTCTATGATAAACGCATCACGCAACTTCTGAAGCTTTATGTCGTACTTATATTTCCATCTAATCTCATATCGAGTCGGAGGAAAAACGGGATCAGGGCATATGGTATTTATTGTACGGTAGATAATTGAATCTTTACCGTCCACACCCTTGATAGTATCGGTTACAGTAACCAGTGTAGTGTCGCATTTTACGACACCACCGTACTTGATAAACTTCTTATATCCTTGCTGTGACTTGTGTGCATCAGAACAACCGATCGCACTTAATAAAATTAGTATAGCTATTATGTACTTCATTCCTCTACCTTTTTCTTAATGTCTTTAACCTTAACGATCAGTCCATAGAACTTCTTTAAGAACGAGTAACCCTTGATTGCTTTCCAGTTCTCGTCGATACTAACTACCTCGTTAGCGATAAATATGATCGATATAATCTTCGTTGATACATACGGAATACTTACCCACGACTTCGTGAACTCGTTCAATAGATAGAAATCCAAGAAGTACGTAAGAAGAATTACAGCTGTATATCCGCCAACTTTCGGTACAAAGCCATATCGAAATTTCTTTGATGTCGCTCCTTCTCCTTTATGTTTAGCCTTCTTTATTCCGTAGAATGAGTCGACCAACGATACGATAGCTACTCCGAACACTAGGAACGCTACTGGAGAGAAGAAAAACAGTACTGCTTTGAGTATTGTTATAGATGCCTCGATGATGTGATGTTTCATTGCTTATCCAAGTGTTACATTTACACTTCCACTAGTTAAATCTACAGCACTAAACGGTTTATTACAATCTAAAGGAGTTATAATAGCTCCTGCTTTTACAGCTGTTGCTGGAGTTGTTATATAACTCGATTTTGCGTCAACTCCTGCTACTTTTATAGAGGCGAATATAGTGTCCTCAAGACAGATAATTCTATAAATAGTTGCTACATATTCTGTAGCGTCATTAACTACTACTGAGCCTTTTTTAGCTAATAATATTTCGTTCCAATTCGACATTATTTTTTATTTTTAGTGTTATTCGTGTGTGCTGATACTATTCTTAAATTCGACTTACAGTTCGATCCTCCTTTTGCTAGTGGCTTCTTATGATCGACCACTTGACCTGGCTTTGCATTCATCGTCTTCCTAGCTTCAACTCTAATTGCATGCTTCTTTTTTTCTAATGGTGTAGCATTCTTTTCAGCTTTGTATTCCTTTCCTTTTTCAGATTGATTCCACTTCTTAGAGCTAGCTTGATGTTTAGCCCTACTTTCAGGATTATCACGATAAAATTTTGCCGTCTTTCCTACTGTTGCCATAAGATATTAATTCGTTTAGTTTTTCTTTCTTTTCTTCACATCCACAGTCCGTAATGTAACCATACTTCACGGCTTGCTTAACTGCATATGCTATACCTAAAGTCTCAGTTATAAATTCAACCGTGTCTCCTAATCCTTTATGCTTTTTTATTACTTGGATCATACAAAGATAGTTATAAATTCTTACTCCCAAAATCCACCAAATGAAATATTAGTTGTAATAACTCCTAATGTTGTTACAACCCCTAAATTCTTTGCTACTGTCTGTATAAACTCACCAGGATATACAGGTAACGCAACATCTAGTGTTAAATTTATTTTTTGCCCTAATGTACCAACTGCTGCTGCTGCTGAAAATGTTTGCATACCAATAGGTAATCGTCTTGGGGCTTTAGATGTTGATGTTTCAGTAGTTGCCAAAGATACTGCTGTGTGACCGTAAGCTAAAGACCAAGCATATAAAACAGCACCGCCAGTTAATGCAGTTGTTACTCCAGCATCAATTGAAATTCTTGTAATATAAAGTGTTTTTGCAGGTTGTGTTGAAGAACCCAATGGCACTTGGTAAGAAGATATGATACCATCTGTTCCAACTACTAATGTAGGAAGTATTGCAAATTGCCCTCCCAATCCACTACCTAATGCAGCGGTCGTATTTGTTGGTGCAACTCCAGCTCCAGCAGCTAAATTATTAGTGTATAATGCTGTAGAACCTAGCGTTCCCCCCGTTTGACCTTGTGAACTATGACCTCCTGCTCCTGTTAATATTTGCGCCCAAGGTTTTGTTGAGTTTTGATCTGCCATTGTTACATTCACCATCGCCACCTTCATTACCTGAGCGGTTGACGTTGCCGTTGAATTGTAGTTTCTAAATGACATTGGTAAATTCTGAGAAGATGTAACCGTGCCTTGCGCTGCTGGGGCATCAATTGAAGCTACTAATATATTGTCAATCCAAAAGAAAGCTTTGTTTGACATCACGTAAATAAGAAATGCTCTAGTTGTATTAACACCAACAAGTGTAGCGAAATCTAAAGTTCCCGACTGTGTTTCAGTTCCGTTGTTATTTATAACCGCTCTAAATTCACCCGAAGCGTTTAGCCTAAAAAAGCATCCATCGGCAGGAGTTGCGACTCCTGTTGAAATAAAAGCCCCCCATTCACACACGTTACCCGTTACAGGTAATGAAGTAAAATTTACTTCCTTTTCGAAATAGGTTGTATAAGATTTATAACAAGGGAATGAACGATAAGTTGTTAATCTTGAAACGGCATTAATAGCTAATGAACTAGCAGCGTTTAAATTTGCATACCCTCCTGATACTGTCAATGTCATTGTTGTAACAGGAGTAGTCCACAACCCTGTATTGACCGCTGCACCTTGGAAGCCTTCGTTAAATATCATATTGTCAGTCCCAACACGAAGCCTGAAATCACCTGTAACCTCAGGCTCTACCATATACCTTGTCCCTGTAACTGTTCCAGCATCCACCTGACAAACCATAGAAGTAAATCCTGATTCTGATGCCGTAATTGGTGTATTAACATTTAGGTTGAAAGTTGAATCTACATTTGCTAAACCTGAGGTGTTTGAACCTCCTTGAAATTTTGTTGCCATTATGAATATATTATTTTGTAAGTTATTGTGTAATTTCCTGTTGCATTATTTAAAGCGGTTGCGCGAATATCGAAAGATGTATTATCAATTATGTTTTCAATATTGAAAGTAACGCCATTTAATTTAAAGTCGTCTAATGATGTTTCAGTTGTTTCAATTGGTATTATAGAAAACCCTTTGAAATTTGTTGTTGTAAGTAATGCACTAGATACAGTTGTAATAGATACGTCATCTTCTGATAAAAAATTCATTACTAATGTTGATGTAATTTCACTAACACCGCCACCACCACCTGCAAAGTCAGAAGCTAATACCTTTTTTAAATTGCCACCATCTGAAGTATCAGAAATTAAAACATAATCAGATCCAACCCCTGTTACTATTGATTTATTTGTAATAGCGGTTTTATCCAAAACAAGTCCAACCGAACCTGTAACCTCTCCTGTGTGAGTAGCATTACTAATCAAACCACTATACAAAGTGTTTACTGCATTGTCACCTGTATTAGACCCAGTTGCTGTTCCTCCGCCAGTTGCTATATCATTATCTGACAAAGCAGTGTTTAATTGCGCTGTTGTAAATGAGCCTAATGAAGTAGAATTACTTCCTGATGTAGCTGTAATCGCACCAGTTAATGCTGCCCTACTTAATAATGGTGTTGCGTCATTATACACTAATGAAGTATCGATCATTGTACCAACAGCATCTTGTGCTAACTCATCTGTATATTGAGTTACATCTCCAATATACAAGAAATTTCCATCACTACAAGCTATATCAAATTGTGCTTTTGTTCCAGTTATCCCAATAATAGAAGTTTGATCTCCCGTATTCGTTCCGCTTGTGTTGCCTATTACTACTAGTTGTGCATCTGTAACATATCTTTTATTAGAGCTATCAGGAACATCTGATGTATTTGCGTTTAATCCTGGATTAGGATAAGTGCCACTTAATTTTCCTCCAGCGACTCCACTGGGAGGAAGTGCTGTTGGGATTGATTGCCAAGTCTGATCTCCTCTTAATAATTTTGTATTATCAGCCGTACCACTCCCTAAATTAAACGTAGGAACCTTATCCTCCAAACTAAAAGGCATAAGTCTACCTAGTACTAATTTTAACGGACGTGGAATAATACTCATATTACTTGCAAAGGTACCTAAAAAAAATTATCTTTGCATCTATGATTGAAAAGAAGGCACCAAGAAGAAGGGGTGAGATATTAGAACCTCTGACTATAAAAAATAAGGTAGTTCGAAAGACTATACGTAAACGCAAAAAAACTCTAACATATAATAGAGTTCTTCCTGCTAATGACTACCTTAAATATTATAAGGTAGTGTCTTACTGGGCTAGAAAACAGTATGAGATTTCTCAACAAGATCTCGAAATTATGTACTACCTATACTCAGCGCACCTGTTCAGTTATACTGAGTTTGCTGAGTGGGCTAATAACTTTGCCTGGGATAAGAACAGAATCGCTCGACTGCGCGAAAAAGATTGGATCCATGTATGGCGCGAGAACGGTTGGAAGGAAAAACGAATCTATGAGATGACTCGAAAAGGTAAGCGCATGATGAGCTCTATCTATAAGAAGCTCAACGGTCAAGAGCCAATCCCTACATCCACCCGTCGGAATCCAGTTATGAATCCCAACGGTTGTTATATGGACAAGGTGATGGCTAATTCAATCCGTAGGATGAACGATGCCACTAAAGAATTACGGCAACATCCCTCTCAAGAATAACTCGGTAGACCTTATTATCTATCGTTACGTTGTAACCTTGAGCGCGATCGTATAAAATTCGATCGCCTGCCTTGATGTTTACGTCAACTAGATGACCTACTTCATCTATTATCGCCTCCTGATATCTCTCAGAGGAGATCTCCGAGTCGGTGTCTAATAACCCGACCGAAGCCTCTCCCTTCTTAGTTACCTCTGTAACTAATATGTATTTACTTATTACCTGCATAGTCTCTTATATTTGATATAACTGCTCCTGTACTTAAAATCGTTGTGGCTACCGATACAGCGTTTTTAAGTGCTGACCGTGTAACCTTCGTTGGATCGATGATCCCTAATTTCAACATATCACCATACACGCCATTCTTTGCGTCGTACCCATATGTCTTCGAGTCGTTCTGTTCGACCTTTGTTAAGATTTCTAAGCTCTGTCTTCCTGAGTTGTCTATAATCTTTAAAAACGGTCCCGATATGGCAGCGCACATAATCTCAAGAGCGATGTTATAATCAGAATTAACATCCTCGTTGAACTCGATTCCTTTGATTGAACTCATTAGCCCTATTCCTCCTCCAGGAAGAATTCCCTGCTCCTTGGCAGATCTAACAGCCAACACCGAGTCATCTGCTCTATCCTTTAATTCCTTCTGCTCGATGTCAGAGTTCGCTCCGATATTTATAACTCCAACACCTCCTGAGATGTTTGCGATTCGTTCGTTTACAAAACTGATCTCTTCTTCTGAAGTCTTGCCCTTGATGCTCTCGTTCAAGTCAACTATATGTTTAGCTAAGCTCTCGTTTTCATAATCAGTCGGAATGATGATCGTCTTTTCTTTGCCAACGATAATCTTCTCAGCGCGACCTAAGTCTTCTAGTGTCATCGACTCTAAGTTATCACCCGTCTGTTGAGAGATAAACCTACCTCCAAGCGCGATCGCAAGGTCAGTCATTAGTTCGTCCTGGCGGTACCCCATCGATGGAGGGATAATACTTGCAGCCTTTAGGTTGCCCTCTTGAACGTTCTTGAGTAAGGTGCTCGCTGAGTTGATAGTAAGTGGCGCGATGATCAGTAACGAACCACCCTTCTCGATTATAGGAACTGCGATGCTATTGATCTGACGCATCTTATCTATCTCGATGTTTGTAATAAGTACGTATGGCTTCTCAAGTATACACTCGTTGGTCTTAACGTCGTTAACGTAGAACTTAGTTGCGAAACCTCTGTCGACCTTTATTCCTTTAACAATGTCTGAGTACGTGTGGATCGTTCTAGAGTTATCAACCGTAACGTGGTCAACCTGAGAGTACGCGTCAGCGATAATCTTACCGAGCTTCCGATCGTTGTTTGCCGATGTTGTCGCGATATCAAGTAGACGCTTACCTGTTACCTTCTTTGACATCTTGACTAGATTCTTATCCATCTCTGCAGCAATATCTTGGATATGTCTTAATACCTCTGTTAAGTTATTGTCCTCTCCCTTATAAAACGCACCTGCCGACTCAATTATTTCTGAAGTTAAAACTACAGATGTAGTTGTACCATCTCCAGCCTGAGTTGCAGTCTGTGAGGCTGCTTGGCGGATCAACTGTACTGCTAAGTTTTCTACTGGATCCTCCAAGTTTAATCCCTTGGCTACTGTCACACCGTCCTTTGTAATTGTTATTCCTCCTGTGTGGTACTCCGACTCCATTAGCACGGTCTTTCCGCACGGTCCTAGAGTGGAACCGACCGACTTCTCGATCTTAGTAATCCCACTGATTAATTTATTGCGAGCCTCGTCGTCAAATAAAAGTTGCTTTACTATCATGTTTAATTTGATTTTAATTTAATATCATCCAGTCTTCAGCCAAGCAATCACTACCGCTAGGAGCCCAATAAGCAACATCATCTTGTGCTGTTTTTAACATAAACGCAGGTCTTACATCCATAAAACCACCTATTTGTCTAGCGTACATGTTTAAATCATCGTTAAAAAAATCTTTTGCTGGTAGTTGTTTTGCACCAGGAGATAGAACTGCGAACATGTTTCCACCATTCCATCCCTCTCTACATACTTTTTTACCTGATTTTAAAGCCTCTAGTGCTTCTCCGAAATTTAATGCTTTCCAAGCCATACTTATTTATATTTAATTTAATTTACGCGAATATAACTATTTATTTTTAACTTTCAAAAAATCTTCAATCTCATCGAATAACCATCCAGTAAGATAAGCTTGCGGTTCATCGTTATGTCTATCAAGTTGCATCGCACAATCTAAATAGATATGATTTACTATATGTACAATCTCATGAGCAATATTAGCTCCCCAATCAGATGTAAACGCAGCTGCGTAATGCCTATCATCTAATCTCATCGTAACTGCTCCGAATGCTGATAAATCTGCAGTCTTATATTTCTTTTGAAATGAAGACAGATCTTTATCAAATATCATCGTTAACTTACATTGATATATCGGTATATCTATCGTCTTACTACGCATGATAGTTCAAACAATAGTCCCTAAGCCTCGTTGGTAGATATGAAATATCGACGTCCTTATCTAACGGCTTAAATAAATCTTTCGCCCAGTTGAACGAGTGGTTATTAAACTGTGGGATCTCAGGTAGGATCTGAGTTGCTTCGAACACATTGTTCAAGTGATTACCTGTAGTCATCACTACGACGTCCCTATGTATTAACAATTGGACCGTGCTAAAGTTTATTTTCATTGTACTAGTTTATAGATTAATATAGCTACCGTTATAGCTATGCACGTTAGCATTGTTATTGCGAAATTTCTCATTTTCTATAATTTAATTCATCGTTAAATACCTCTTTGTAGAACTCATTTCTACAAAATCCACCGTCTAATATCGCCTCGATATGATCAGTGCTCAAGTCCTTGATATACCGATAGTCTGTGTCGGGCAATCTATTCATATCTTTATCATAGTTCACTCCCCAAACTAAGTTAGTTCTTCGCGTTCTATGATTACCATCGTCATACACCGATATATCTTTAAAGTCGTCAGTATCGAATACTCTTCTTAGATATTCATTTCCTCCATCGACCGCATAATACTGACCGTTTGCATCTATGTGCGACACAAAGTCGTGACGATGGCGCGATATAATTATAGTCCCGTCGGGAGTCTCGATTGCATTTAATAATATTTTTTTATTTTCCATATTCTATTGTTGTGTTATTTTTTGACCTCCCATCCAATTTACTTGCCAAACTACCTTTAGTTATTCCTAAGTCAAGAGCGCACAGTCTTATTGAATCCCATTTTTTACCTGTTAGAGTACATCTGACGCATTTTGATGACGGATGAATATAAATCCTCGGCTTTTTATTTCTGAGCACTCTAATGTCCTCCTTATTGC